AATATTATACGGATGGCCGCTTTTGGAATTTGAATTTCTTTAAGAAATTACAATAATGCCATTTGGTGTCTACATATAAATAAGACCCCAGACACCAATTACATATCCAAGTTTGAGAGACACCAATTGACCAAGTCAACATGCCTCCACCTACAAAATTCAGAATAAATGCAAAAAATTATTTCCTAACATACCCTCACTGCTCACTCACAAAAGAGGAAGCACTTTCCCAATTAAAAGCCCTAGAAACACCTACAAATAAACTATTCATCAGAATCTGCAGAGAGCTACATGAAGATGGGACTCCACACCTGCATGTTCTCATCCAGTTCGAAGGAAAATTCCAATGCAAGAATCAAAGATTCTTCGATCTCACCTCCCCAAGTAGGTCAGCACATTTCCATCCGAACATTCAGGGAGCTAAAAGCTCAACAGATGTTAAAGCATACATGGAAAAAGACGGAGACGTGCTTGATCATGGAGTTTTCCAAATCGATGGAAGATCAGCTAGAGGAGGTTGCCAAACTGCCAACGACGCATATGCCGAGGCAATCAATTCAGGGTCCAAAGCAGAGGCCCTCAATATATTAAAGGAAAAGGCTCCTAAAGATTTTGTTTTACAGTTTCATAATTTAAATAGTAATTTAGATAGGATTTTTGCACCTCCTTTAGAGGTTTTTGTTTGTCCATTTCTTTCTTCTTCATTCGATCAAGTTCCAGAAGAACTTGAAGAGTGGGTTTCTGAGAATGTGAGTGGTGCCGCTGCGCGGCCTTGGGGACCCAAAAGTATTGTGATAGAAGGTGATAGTCGTACAGGTAAAACAATGTGGGCCAGATCATTGGGACCACACAATTATTTGTGTGGACATCTTGATCTAAGCCCTAAAGTATACAGTAATGATGCTTGGTATAACGTCATTGATGACGTAGACCCGCACTATCTAAAGCACTTTAAAGAATTTATGGGGGCCCAAAGGGACTGGCAAAGCAACACTAAGTACGGGAAGCCAGTTCAAATTAAAGGTGGAATCCCAACTATCTTCCTTTGCAATCCAGGACCAACATCATCATATAAAGAGTACTTGAATGAGGATAAAAATTCAGCTTTAAAAGATTGGGCATTAAAGAATGCAGAATTCATCACCCTCAACAGCCCATTGTACTCAGGTACCAATCAAAGTGCAACACAGAATAGCCAAGAGGAAGCCTATTCGGAGACGGAGAGTTGATCTAACGTGCGGGTGCTCATACTACTTCGGCATAGATTGTGCAAATCATGGATTTTCGCACAGGGGAATTACTCACTGCAACTCAATGCGAGAGTGGCGTGTATACCTGGACGATCAAAAATCCCCTATATTTCAAGATAACCAAGCACCACGAGAGACCATTCAACACCAACCACGACATCATAACGATCCAAATACAATTCAACCACAACCTGAGGAAAGCATTGGGAATACACCAGTGTTTTCTAATCTTCCAGATCTGGACTCGCTTACAACCTCAGACTTGGCGTTTCTTAAGAGTATTTAGGGTTCAATGTATGAAATATTTAGATAATTTGGGTGTAATTAGTATTAACAATGTAATTAGAGCATGTAATCATGTATTATGGGATGTATTGGAAAACACAGAATATGTAACACATTCAAATATAATAAAATTCAATCTTTATTAATTCTGAACAGAATCATAGAAATAGATTCTGATCTTCAAAGTAGTATACACTGGATTACTGGCATGAGTACAAGCCATATACAATAACAAGGCATTTTCAGTATGATTTTCATACTTAGCAGCTTCTTGATGATTATAAACTACATAATTATTAATCTTCATAAATTTCCTAACTAACGCCTGTTCCTTAGAAGCATATTGACCACCTGTGACTGTTGAAGTGAATTTCCTTAAAACTTGATAACGATCTCGAAGATCATTCTTGACAGTAGCAGTACTGGGCTCATTATCATACATGTTAAACACCTGACCAAAATCCATGGCAGTACCAAAGGGCCTTCTGTCACGAACAAGATAAAACATCACAGTGTTCGTATGGTTCTTCGTTTTGATATTTTCATCCATCCATATTTTACCCAATACATAAACGGACTTCACACAGAATCTCTTACCAACACGATGGGTAAGACCACTACCACGAGTGACATCACTAACACATAATACTTTACCCACATGGGATATGTCGTGCTTCTGTTCATACGATTGGACCTTACATGGGCCTTCACAACCTTTGGGCACATCAGGGCTTCTGTACATTCTGAAGACTCTGGGCTTGCGATACACGGGCCTGTTGATCCACGTCCTTCTTTTGTTGGTGACGAGGACAGTGGGGGCAGCAGCACGGCTCATCACGGGGGTGTCGAAGTTCAGACGGCGTCGTACCTTCGAGGCGGGAGTGGAAATGACTATATCGGCGGGTCGCTTCGACATAATTGCGAGCACGAATTACGGAAATTAAATCTCGTATAAGATCGTAACCAACCGTATCTGGAGAGTATGTCTGTTCGGAATTAACTGACAATATTTTACGGGCAAAAGGCATTAACACCCTTAAAGGACCCCGGGTGGTTACAGGTTTCGGGGGAAACTCGTTCAAAAGAGGATCCCACATTGCTTTAATTTAAAAACGTAGGGACCAAGTATTTATAGTCGATTTGAATTAAATAGGCTTTGAGGGAGCGTTCTAAGTGGGGGATTTTTGTTAGTGGTGGGGACCACTTTAAAAAAAAAAATCGCGGCCATCCGGT